GATAAACTTTTCATCATGGTTGATTCTGTAGGAAACCTTGCATCCAAAAAAGAAGTAGACGATGCAGAGAATCAAAAGTCTGCCGCTGATATGACAAGAGCAAAACAATTTAAATCTTTGTTTAGAATGATAACTCCACATCTAACAATGAAAGATATTCCAATGGTTGCAATTAATCATACATATGACTCACAGGGTCTGTATCCAACGAAGGTAGTTTCTGGTGGAACAGGTATGTACTATAGTGCAGATACAATTTGGATTGTAGGTAGACAGCAGGATAAAGTTGGTGCCGAAATCCAAGGTTATCATTTTGTAATCAATGTGGAGAAGTCTAGGTTTGTCAGAGAGAAGTCTAAAATCCCCATTTCAGTTTCTTGGGAAAATGGTGTAGATAATTCATCAGGTCTTCTTGACATGGCACTAGATTATGGTGTAATATCTAGATCTGGTGGATGGTATCAAATGGTTGATCCAGAAACTGGTGCGGTTGATGATAAGAAGTTTCGTGAAAAAGAAACTCATTCCATGGAGTTTTGGGAAACCCTACTGGCGGACTCTAAGTTCAATGACTTCTTGAAAAAGAAATATAGAGTTGGTATTAGATGAAAATCTTTGCTTCTAAACATGTGTATAAACAAAGACTCAATACTTGTAGAGGGTGCGAACACTTTCAAGGTTTGGCCCTCGTATGTAAAAAGTGTGGATGTTTTATGCCTGCAAAAGCAAAGATTGCAAATCTAAGATGTCCTGCAGATAAGTGGAAAGAAGTTTATGGTACTGAAGATAAAGAACCAGAAACAATTACTTTGATCGATCAAAAAAAAACTTTAACTAAAGAAGAAAAGATTTTAGAACTACATAATAGAGCGAAGACCTTAGAGTCCGAAGCAAAAAAACTTTATAATGAAGCGGATAAATTGAATGGAATTAAGTGAAAGTGTAATTCTAAGTGCATTATATTCTAATGAAGATTATGTGCGAAGAACATTACCATACCTAGAAAAAGACTATTTTACTAGTGAGTCAAATAAAGTTATATTTGAGTTGATTCGTAGTCATGTCGAAAAATACAATACTACGCCAACCAAAGACTCTTTGATGATATCATTAGATGATGTTAGTTTAAGTGAAAATAATTTTAAAGAGTCACTTATCCTCATTGAGAAATTAAAAGAAACAGATGAGAAAGAAACTGACTGGCAAGTAGATCATACCGAAAAGTGGTGTCAAGAACGTGCATTATATAATGCAGTCATGAAATCGATTGGTATATTGAACGACCATCAAGACCAAAAAGGTGACTTACCAAAAATATTACAAGATGCACTTGCGGTATCGTTTGATACACATATTGGCCATGATTTTGTCGATAACTTTGAAGATAGATTTGAGTTTTACAATAGAGTAGAAGAGAAGATACCTTTTCATTTGGACTTGTTCAACGAAATTACCAAAGGTGGACTATCAAACAAAACATTAAATGTTGCTCTTGCTGGTACTGGTGTTGGTAAATCTTTGTTTATGTGTGATCTCGCTGCAAACCATTATATGATGGGGAAAAACGTTTTATACATTACATTAGAAATGTCTGAAGAAAAAATTGCAGAAAGAATTGATGCCAACTTACTTAACATTTCTATCGCAGATGTTTCAAGTATTTCCAAATCTGCATTCGAAAAGAAAATAGAAAAGATTAAAAATAAAACTACTGGTAAGTTGATTATTAAAGAGTATCCAACTGCAGTTGCTAATGCAAATCACTTTAGACATTTGTTGAATGAATTACAAATCAAAAAGAACTTTACACCAGATGTTATATTCATTGACTATTTGAATATTTGTAGTTCTGCAAGAATACGTTATGGTGCTGGTATAAACTCTTATACACTTGTAAAATCAATCGCAGAAGAACTGAGAGGACTTGCTGTTGAGAATGATGTACCTATCATCACCGCAACACAGACTACTCGTTCTGGTTACTCAAATACAGATGTTGAATTAACAGATACTTCAGAGTCATTTGGACTTCCTGCGACTGCAGACTTGATGTTTGCGTTAATATCTACTGAAGAGTTGGAAGACATGAATCAGATTTTGGTTAAACAGTTGAAGAATAGATATAATGATATTAACAATAATAAACGCTTTGTTGTTGGAATCGATAGGCCAAAGATGCGTCTTTACGATGCAGAAAATTCTGCACAAAATGATATTGTATCAGAAGTGAGTACATCATCCTATAAGAATTTTCAAAACGAAGGAAAGAAAAAAATCGGAAGTGTGGAGATAAAAATATGACACAAGAAACAAATACTGCTACTACTGCAGAAACAACAATTCATTTTGAAGTAGATGAAGAACAATTTGATATGCGACCACCCGATGGTCAACGAGCATTCATTTCGGTTTGGGATAATGTTTTATCAGATGAAGATTGTAATAAGATGATCGAGTTATTCGAATCGGCAACTGACCATCAGAGAAAATTAAATACCGAAGCAAGAACATATACTGAGGTAAATTTCTTTGACCCAGAACTATGTGAAAAGTTCCCAGAATTTGAAGAATGGTCTATGAAACTTTTAGGTATTATTTCTGAGTATACTGAAATGTATCGGAGACATAATAATATTATGTTTTTTCCTAGCCAGTGTGTCAATGAAGAAATTAAGATGAAAAAATACACTAAGGGTTCTGATGATGATTTTAAATATCATGCGGATGTTGGAGACCACTTATCTGCAAAAAGATTTGTTGCATGTTTTTTCTATTTGAATGATGTTGAAGAGGGTGGCGAAACAGTCTTTCCAGATTATAACCTAAGTGTGAATCCAGTTAGGGGGAGGCTCGCAATCTGGCCACCTTTCTGGACACATCCACATCAGTGTATGTCTGCAAAGTCTGATGATAAGTATGTAGTCGGCACTTATCTACATTATATGTAAAATTATAAATAATGGTATTAACTCAACAAAAAGGGAATTCCATTGGCAAACCTTGGAGCAAAAGAAACAAAGTTTGAAAAACCATACTTGAATATGGTTGCAGATGTGATTAATAGTAAAAAAGAACTAAAGTTTGCGGATAGATCAAAGGCTATGGTTCAATTGACTCCAGAAGTAAAGAAGTTTCTTGGGGCAGTGAAGGACAAGTCGCAACCTAGAGTTATGAGTTCTTTGACAAAAAGTGGTAAATACCTTCCAATTTTTAATGGATACAAGTGGACACAAATAGATAAAGCACCCTTTAGTGGAATGGGAGGCGGTTCTGATGGGAAAACTACCCAGATGCAAGAACTCGCCTCCCTTTTTGCGATAAAAATGGGTATTGAAAATAATGGATACACAGATCAAGGCAAGTTTATGAAACTATACCGTGATGATCTAAAAAAGATTTATCCAGCTATGAATGAAGAATGGGAAAATACATTCTTTCAGCAGCAATTAACAACATATAATAAAGTCGGAAACAGTAGTTATAAACACTATTCCAGAGACCGTGGATTTATGGATTACATTACTGGAATTTGTAAACAAAAATATGGTATTGCAAAAAAAGATACTTGGAACCCTGCAGACATATGGTTAGTATCTGACCTTAATAAAGTAAAAAACACCTTAAAAGAAAAAGTATTAGATGATGTAACTTCCCTAGAAGAATTTAACGCCATTCTAAGAGATATGTTCCATGAAAGAAGAATAGTTGGTATTTCCCTAAAAAAGATGTCAGGTACAACTGCAAGATGGGAACTTGTAAATCTAGAAAACATGGACATCTTTGATGATAAAGAATATAACTTTAAATTACAAGACATCGATATCAATCTTAAGACAAAGGGAAATGGAGAGTTTGTTAACTCAGATACCAAAATTGTTGTATCAGGTAAAAAGGGAAGAATTAAATTTCAAATCAGACAAAATAGTGCTGGTTTTAATAATTTAAAAATTGAAGGAACAGACTTGGGCGCAACTTCCGCAAGACTTGGTAAAGTTCCTTTAGACATGGCCAGAAAAATTTTTACAGACGAAGGCCTTAATTGGGATAATGATAATACAAACTATCCTACATCTGAAGAAGAATTCATGAACGATTATAATAAATTCTTATATAAATTCAACAAAGTAAAACAATATACAGGAATAACCGAAAACCAGTTTCAAAAAAATATGGTATCGGCATTTAACACATCAAGACCAGATTATGCTCATAGTAAATTGATGCAACTCCATTTGGTGTGTGAAATTGTCTCCATCACAAATGATGAAAAAAGAGATGATTTACTAACAACTTTAACATATCTTGCCCAAAAGAAGGGGAAAATATTTGGGCCATTCGGGAAACTTTACTAATGCAATCATTTAAAAAATATCTTACTGAATCAAAAGGTGGAAAAAATCTACACTTAGAACACCTTGAAGATGAAATTCTCAACTTTGGAATCGATGGTGGCCGTGCCGCTGTACAATTTCTTTTATCTTTAAGAGACATGTTGGCAGGAAATTCAGATTCTAAAGTAAACATGACAGTTAAGTGGGACGGTGCTCCTGCTATATTCGCTGGAATAGATCCAAGTGATGGAAAATTCTTTATCGCAAAAAAATCTGTATTTAATGAGACTCCACTATTATATAAAAGTACTGCAGAGATCGATGCAGATATAAAACTAAGTCCCGCATTAAAATCAAAATTTACTGTTGCATATCGAGAATTTTCTAAATTGGGAATTAGGGGTGTTATTCAAGGAGACTTAATGTTTACTGATGATGTGTCAGAAAAAACACTTGATGGCGAGACATATCTAACATTCCAACAAAACACATTGATGTATGCAGTTCAGAAAGATTCTGATTTAGGAAAGGCAATCAACGCTGCAAAGATTGGTGTTGTTTGGCATACAACATATTCTGGAAAAGATTTACCATCGATGACGGCCTCTTTTGGTGTGAATATATCTGGATTAAAGAAAACATCATCTGTGTGGATGGATGATGCAACATATAAAGATGTTTCTGGTTCTGCAAAATTTACTTCGTCCGAACTAAAAACACTCGATGGGCAAATGTCTCAAGTTGGTAGAAAATTTAAGAAAATCAGATCAAACGATTTTAAAACATTTATGCAACTCCAAAACAAAATTTTTATTAAAGGACTTGCTGGTGCAAGTTTCAAAACCTATCTCAACACATATATTCGTGAAGGACAGAATATTTCTACAAAGAACATGAAAAATTTAGACTATTCGATGTATGTTAAAAAGTTTTTTGACGAAAAAGTTATTGCAAAGTTAAAAACAGAAGGTGCAAGAAAAGATAAAGAAAGAATTAGAGATGATGCAGTAAAACAATTAATTAAATTAGACAGTGTTGCATATTCAATTGTTGATTTTATGGAAGAATTAATTGGTGCTAAATCTCTTATTATAAATAAACTAAATAGTGTTAAACAGTTAACGCAGATTTTTGTTCGTACAGAAAACGGTTATGAAGTGACAAATCCAGAAGGTTATGTTGCAATTGATACAAAGGGTAATGCCGTGAAAATTGTTGATCGAATGGAATTTAGTTATAATAACTTTACTGCAGCAAAGGCATGGGACAAGTAAAATGGATATAAGAAATATAATCGAAAATCTTAGAAATGAAGAAACTTTAGAAGAAGGTATCAATGACCCAGGCATCTTTAAGGCGGTGTTCCTCGCCGGTGGGCCAGGTTCTGGTAAATCTTTTATTGTAGGTAGAACTGCACTTACTTCTTTTGGATTGAGAGTTGTAAACTCCGACCCTGCATTTGAAAGGGCGTTGGATAAGTCGGGACTGGACAAAGGAAATCCAGATGATGTTTTCTCTGACCTTGGACAACAAGTAAGAGGTAAAGCAAAAGCACTTACTGCGGCGCAACAGGCGGGATATATGAGGGGTAGACTTGGACTTGTTGTCGATGGTACTGGAAAAGATTATGATAAAATTAAAAAACAAAAAGACAAGTTAGAGGCGATGGGTTACGAAACCGCAATGATTTTTGTCAATACCGATTTAGACACCGCATTAAACCGAAATAGATTAAGAGCGAGAAGTCTTCCAGACAATGAAGTTGAATCTATGTGGAAAGGTGTTCAAGGAAACATTGGTAAATTTCAGTCTGCATTTAAGGAAAAAATGTTTGTAATTGATAACTCTGACGGCGCAGACTTTGAAAGAGATGTTATGAGGGCATATAGAACTATTGGAGCGTGGACAAAGAAATCACCAACTAAAACTGTCGCTAAAAAGTGGATTTCTGCAGAAAAGGCCGCAAGAGGAATTAAAGAAGAACTATTTATAGAAGACGCAGAGTTTGCACAGGATAGTTTGGAGATGATGTTGAGACAACTCATCATTCTTTCTAATAAGTCCACAGAACTTGCAGAGGCACTTATGGAAGAAGTCGATAATCCACAAAATAATGAATATGAAATGGAGGCGTGGGTAGTTTCTAAAGTGACGAAGGCAAAGGATTACATCGACGCTGTTTATGATTACAGTATCATGGACGAAATGGACGATGACTGATGTTAGGTTTTACTCAATATCTTTCTGAAGGTATTAAGCTCAAATTGGTTCGTGGTAAAGATCAAGATGTACTTAAGATGTGGGATACTAAAGAAAAGAGCTGGGTCGAACTAAGAGGAAAACCCAATTTTGAACGAAGATACGATCCAAAAGATCCACTACACAAAGCAATTACTGCTCTTGGCAAGTCAGCTAGTATTTCTGATTTTGTTAATGGGGATGAAGTCAGTATTAATCCGCATCACCCAGATGGTAAGATGGCACTAAAAGTAATAAAAGGTTTAATGAAATGAAAACTTTCAATCAATATATTTTTGAAAAAGAAATGCCAGAAATTTATTGTGATATGGACGAAGTTCTTTGTAATTTCACAGGCGGTTATACAACCGCATTTAATAAAGACTTTGCATCAACCGACAAAGAAGAAAGATGGGAAGATATTAAATCCAAGAAAGATTTTTGGCACACCCTACCATGGATGTCAGGCTCGGAAAAGATGTGGAAAATGTTAAACAAGTACAATGCAAACATTTTATCTGCATATTCCAAAAGAGATTCGAATTCGCAAAAAGGTAAAAGAGCTTGGATTTCAAAAAATTTGAGATTGAATGGAAAAATACATTTAGTCCAACGAGAAGATAAACAGAAATTTGCTACAACAAATGATAAACCAAATATTCTAATTGATGATTATCCTAAGAATATAAAAGAATGGGAAGCGAAAGGTGGTATTGGTATTCGTCATATCAATCCAGCGAAGACTATGAGAGAATTGGAGAAGTTATTGAGATGAAAACTTATAAACAGTTTCAAAATATAGAAGAAATGGTGTTGTATCATAGACAGAATGAAATACCACTAATTGATAATGTCTTTCGTCTAGGTTCAAATAATTTTTACAAAACCTTTAGAGTGGCGAGAAAATTATATGAAGAAGGTAAGCTCGAGTTTGACCTTTACGACATTGAAATGTTACAAACAGATATTGGTGAGTGGGCGATGTTTGAGAAACAAGAATTTGATGCCGTATATGTTCCTTTAGACTGCCCCTTGATGGAAGAAGATGTAGAATTGAATTCCCCAAAGAGGGGTGGTAAGAAAAAGTATTATGTATATGTTAAAAATGATAAAGGAAATGTAATTAAGATTTCATTTGGGGATACAACAGGATTGACTGCAAAAATTAATGACCCAGAGGCAAGAAAGAGTTTTGTTGCAAGACATAATTGCGATCAGAAAAACGATAAGACAAAACCAGGCTATTGGGCATGTAGACTTCCAAAGTATGCAAAACAACTTGGATTAAGTGGTGGTGGTAATTTTTTCTGGTAATAGGTGATTTATGATGGTTCCATATATTGAAACAGTAATTAATGAAAGAACAGTAAAGAGAACATTTTCTGGCGATTCTGATGTAAATGATTTAGTGTGGCACAGAGACAATGAAACTAGATTGGTTGAAATATTATACTCCGATGGATGGCACTTTCAGTATGATGACGAATTTCCTTTTCTCCTTTTGGAAGGAATGATGTTGAAAATAAAAAAAGGAGTTTTTCACAGAGTCATAAAAGGATATGACTGTGGAAAATTAGAAATAAAAATTCATAGGTTTGACACATGACACAAGACGATATAGATTTTGGTTTTACAGCAGTAGATGAAGATGATCTTAAAGGATTAACTGGTACATCTACCCATACTCAAGAGATGTCTTCTCAGTTGGAGACTACAGGCGAGAGCGTAAAACTTTTAGAATATAAAATGGACAATCTTGCAGACCGCCTTGGAAGTATGTTGGATGAAGTTTCTATAGTAAAAGATTACTATGAAAATGAGAAAGTTATTGTATCAAATAAATTACAAGAGGTGGAGAACTTGATAATGCCTCTTCTAAATAATCTAATGAAGAATAAAGAAAAAGAGTATATTTACTGGCCCAATAGAGAGGCTATTATCAATCAACAGATTGAAAGAATCACTAAAATCACAAGAGCAGGGTCATGAAAGATACAGTAATTTTTACATTTGGTAGGTTTAATCCCCCAACCACAGGACACGAAAAATTAATAAAAAAACTTGCATCGGTTGCTAAAAAAGAAGGCGCCGACTTTATGGTATTTCCTAGTCATTCACAAAATGACAAAAAAGATCCTTTAGATCATAAAACTAAAGTTGGTTTTATGAAAAAGATGTTTCCAAAGTATTCTCGCAATATCATCTCTAATAGAAATGCAAAGACTGCATTTATGATTGCTCCTATGTTATATGACATGGGTTATAAGAGATGTATTATGGTTGTCGGTGGAGATAGAGTTACAGAATTTAAAACTACACTTAACAAATATAATGGTAAAGAAGGAAGCCATGGTTTCTATGATTTTAAAGATGGTATTGAAGTAGTTTCTGCGGGGGAAAGAGATCCTGATGCAGAGGGTGTTGCTGGTATGTCAGCATCTAAAATGAGAGCAGCAGCAGCTGCAAATAGATATGAAGATGAGAAAGACCCGAAAACTGGTAAAATACTCAACGGATTTAAATCTGGTTTGCCTTCTGACTTTGAAAAGTCTAATGGAAAAAAATTATTTGATACTCTCAGAAAGTCAATGAATATAAGTGAAGAATTGTTAGAGTTTCTTGAAGCAACCAATGCAGACTTTTCACGTTTTATTGAAACAGAATTTGTAGAGATTGTAGAAGATATCGAAGATGAAATATTGATGGAATCTGTTTATAAAGAGTTAGATTTTAAAATTGGTATTGATGATGATTATGATACGGTATATAAAAAAATATACAATAATGAGGAAGTGTCTCAAAAACAAATTGATGATTTAGAAAAGTTTGCAGATAGAATGCTTGCAAAGTATGATATTGATGTTACATTTACAAGACATTTTGTTGACAGAATGAATGATAAAAGAAATGACCCAGAGATTAAAGTTGCAGAACTTCAAAAGTTTTTCAAAAAGATTCAAAAGAAAAAAGGTTCGCAGATTAAGTCAAATCCTGATATCGAAGCAGTTCTCAAAGACATGTCAACTAATTTAAATCTGCCTGTAGTCATCAATTACAAGAATGGTGAGTTTGAAGTTGTACATAAAACAATCATGCGTAAAAAGAATTTTTCTACATCAAGTAAAGAATTAAAATATGAAAGTCTTGAGGAAGCAAATTATCAAGTAGATATTGAAGGATTACCTACTTTTTATATAGATGCAAGTAGTGCTGGGGAAGTTAAAAACAACCTACGCAAATTATTAAAAAATCCAAAGATTATTCAAGATGTTGAGAAAGTGACAGATGGAGAAATTAAAAAAGATTTCCGTGACAGGATTTCTGGAAAAGATGAAGGTGTATCTAGAGCTCAACAGGCTGCGATTGCGATTGCGAAAAAGAAATCTGGTAAGTACGACAAGGACGGAAATAAACTAGAAGATTTTAAGATGAATCCAGAAAGAGAAAAGGATTTAGAAAAGATTGCAAAAGATTTGCCAGATGATGATTTTAAGAAAAGATACGGCGATGAGTGGATGCAAGTTAAGATGGCAACTGCAATGAATATACTAAAAAAGAAACTTGGTTATTCTGCGGAAGATTTAGAAGAGAATATAAAAAGTTTTTCACAATTTATTTACGAAAGAAAGACAACTCAAGACCCAGATATCAAAGACAAAGAGGGATCTCAACCAAAAAAGTATTATGCAAAAGATGCTGATGGTGATGAGATGTCCAAGTCTACTAAAGATAAAAGAGCTGCTCATTTTAAAAAACAGGCATCTAAACCAGATAGAAAAGATTCTTCTTATAAACCAGCGCCTGGAGATACAGATGCAGAAACGAAACCTTCACAATATACTAAGAAATATAAGCAGATGTTTGGCGAAGATAGTACAGAGACATTAGACGAAGCAAAGATTGCTGGATTAGTTAAAAAGGCAGATAAATCTGGTATTTCATATGAAATTCTAAAAAAGGTATATGATAGAGGTATGGCGGCCTGGAAGGGTGGCCACAGGCCGGGAACTACTCCACAACAATGGGCGTTTGCGAGAGTGAATTCTTTTATCACAGGTGGGAAAACAAGAACTACTGGTGATGCAGATTTGTGGGCCAAGGTTAAAAAATAGATAAATAGTAAAAAAACGGAGATTTTTCATGTTTAAAAAGAATATGACAATAGAAGACATTGCCGCCTTTATTGGTGCAGCGTCTGCAGCGCAGGCCGCTGGTGAGAAAAAATTTAAACTTGGCGATAAAGAGTATCCTGTCACTATCAGTAAGGATGTTGCAAAAAAAGTAAGAGAAGAAGATGTTGCTGACTTTATTGGTGCTGCTAGTGCTGCGAAATCAGCAGGCAAGACAAAATTTAAATTTGGCGATAAGGAGTATCCTGTCACTATTTCTGACAAAGTTGCGAAGGCGGTAAAAGAAGGAAAGATGCCTTGCGTTAAGTGTGAAGGTAAAGGATGTGATATGTGTAACGACAGGGGAAATTTAGAAAACGCTGTAAAAGATTCTATCGAAATTAAAAAACAAGAATTGGATGGTAGAACAAAGGCCTTTAAAGAAAAACTCCAGAAATTGATGTATAAAGATCAAGGTAAAAAAGACCTTTCTAACGAAAAGCAATTTGATGGTAGACAATCTGCATTTAAAGAGAAATTGAAGAAACTTGGATATAGAAAAGAAGATATCACCACCGAAGAAATTTTTAATAAAATTTTAGAAGAACGTTGGGAAGTTAGAGCTGGTAAACATGCAATTGGGAGTCTATCTTATGATGATAAAGAAATTATAAATGTTGACAAAAAAACTGCTGCTAAACTGCAGGCATACTTCAAAAAGACGAATGACGGAAAGGCATGGAGAGAAATTTTCCAAGGTCTAGGTAAAGGTAAAGACTCTGTAGAAGATCAAAAGTCGTTTAATGCGTATGCAAAAAGACTTGTTGGAGAAGATCTTGATGAAGCATCTAAAGAAGGTACGGTTCGTATCATTGATTTGGGTAACAAAGCACAAGACAAAATTCGTAAAGAGTTGGGTGTTGATAAACTCCCAAACAAAGGTTTCCAAGTACAGGTTATGACTAAGGGTAAATTTGTAAACCAAGGTAAACCTTACAAGACTATGAAGGATGCAGAGAAGGTTCGAAGTACTGGGCAACACTCAATGCGGTTCGATGAAGCAAAGTCTGCGACTGGTTACGAGTTATATCACAAAGACTTTTCTAGTGCAATGAAACATGCATATGACCATGCAAAGAAAAAACTTGGAATTGAAATCGACCCAGATGAAATTGACGATAAAGTTGCTATGGGCCCTAAAAAACCATCTAATGGAAAAACTAATTCGTATCGTTTGATGGGTACTGATAAGAAGGGTAAATCTAGAGGTGTACAAATTCAAGTTGCAAATCTTGACAACAAGAGATATGAACTGAACATGTACAAAGAAGAAGTAGAACTTGGTGAAGGCGAATTCAAACCACATATGATGTATGATCCAAAGACAGGTAAAGGTTACAAAGCAGAAAAACCAGAAGATCATGAACGCATGAAAAAACTAGGATATTCTCACGAAACCCCAGAAATGAATGAAGCAATGAAAAACACCCATGCACTGATTGATACTGCAAACGGTAACGAAGTTGTTGCGATG